TGTATTAAAATTAATTATTTTACTAGAAATATACAGAATAAGAAATAGTAATTGCTTTTTCTGTATCGATCAATGGTTCATTAGGGAAGTTCAAGATAGTAGCAGGGCGGATATCTTGATATACTTTATTACCATGATCATCTGTTTTTAACCAAGCTGTACATAAAGAGATTTGATTAATACGAGCATCATTAAGACCTGTTGTATTAATGAAATAATCACGACAGTCAGATTTAGAAATAGATAACTGCATAGTTACAATTGTTTCAGCATCTTGTGTAGTTACCATATCATAAATAGAACCATCAATAGGCGTACCGTCGGTTAATTGTTGAATCATACGAGGATCGGAATCGAATCGTTTAAAGTAATAAGAAGTAGCAGTTGTGCCTGTCTTCTTACCAAAGTAAACTTTCTTTTCATATTCGTTAAGAGATTCTCCTGCTGTCAAGTATTGTAATGGTACAATATTTTCTGGAGTAATCCAAGAAGCATATTTTTCTGCATATACTTGAGAGTTTTCTCTACCACAACCACCTTTACCTACACAGAATAAATACACTCTATTCTTTTCTGTAGTAGTTGTAGTATTAATAGTGCCATCTAAATTAAGAGCTGTATTATAACTAGGAGTAATTTCCACGTTATTGATATCAAACAATGCTCTTGCTAAGAAAGCACCACCAGCAATAGTAAGCATATTATGACGGGTAAAGATTTCTTCACCTGTATCAGTATAATATGCCGTAATTTTAGTTTTGAGACGACGACCGTCTAAGATTTTATACTTGTCATTATCTCTTTTAATCTTGTCATTTAAGATTAGTTCTTTTTCCATAACCTTTCCTTCCTTAATAATCATAGTCAGTAGCTAAGAAGCGTAATTGGTATTTTTTATGGTCTCTTGCTGCTGGAACTTTAGCTTCTAGATCTTTCTCTATAATACGTAAGTCAGCATCGATAACCATAGCACCACTATCAGGAGTAAATGTTCTAGGTATTTCGTTGCCCCATAATGGTACAAATGTATCAGTATGGTCACTAATAATTCCATCTTTAGAAATGTAGTTAGCGATACTTCTCCAATGACCATCGATATTGATTTCAAAGCTTATAGATTTGGTTTGATTCCATTTATCTCTACCAGCCATAGCATTTCGAATATCACCAACATCATCACCACCGAGCATATCAAAACCAGCCAATTTAGGTGGGTTTGTTCTATCAGACGTGAATCTAATTTCATCATCCCAATACGCGTCAATTAATGGACCAAAGACATCAGCACGCCCTTGCCATCCACCACCGGAACCGTATATGATATGCTGAGCATTTTCTACCCATCTAGAGAATCCAGATGTGAATGTAGTTGTTACCCTAGCGGCTGGAGTAGGTTTGAATTCTTTATTACCTTCAAATCTACCAGTATATTCTGGTAAGAAACCAGTACGTACTTCAAATCCAGGATTATCTTTTACAGATAATTCAACTTCATATCTACTACCATATGGTATTTGATCTGTTGTTGTACCATCGACAGTTTTAATCAATGCACCAGTATCTTCATCATAGAATTTAACTTTAACGTGTTGATATTTTCTATCCGTTATAGTAGCATTAAACAACTTAGCTCTAGGTTTTTCTGCAGTAACGTCAATATTGTAAGTTACAGTACCAGAATAGCCAATGGTATCAGTTTGTACAATATCATCATTTACTGTATAATTAGCATGGTAGTAACCAAATGTATCACTATTAGTAATTAGATAGACATCACCGAAGTTAGCTTGAATAATTTGATCATCTTGAGTAATAGGATAATCGATACCATTCAAATTAACGTTCATAGTTTGACGTGTAGGCCATGGATTACGAACATGGATTTGTAATTTCTTTCTAGTAGGCATACCAGCTTCGATAGTTATACTAGGAGAAGTTAATCGTTCCATTGTAGTACTAGGAGCACCAGCTATAAATCCATTATCTGGTTTTACAGCTACTGTAATTAAATCACCATAGTGAGCATCGAATGATTCAGTATATTCTTTACCATTCAATGTAACTACTATAGTTTGGTGATCATCTTGTTCTATATTAACTCTACATACTTTAGTAGTTGCAGGGGTTGCATAGATTACAGTATCACCGCGAACAATACCTTCTTTATTGTAAATTTCACCAGCATCATAATTAGGATCCATACTTACAATAGTAGCAGAGTATTGTCTACCTTCTTTAGCTACGAATGAAGTTGTATGATCAGTTCCATCATAGCGAACAGTGATTTGTTGTTTATCGGATTGGATTATTTTGATATTGAAATCTCTAGCAATTCTAGAAGCTGTTGCAGTAGCTCTCATATCACCATTTACAACACCCGTAGATGGAACACGAATACCGTCTTTATCATATACTAGTAACTTGCCTTGTACATGATTACCTTTACCTTCAATATTTACTTCATATTCAGTTAAATATGGAGCTTTGAAAGTTTCAGTATGGGCTACACCATCAACTACAACAGAGATGGTTTGGTCTTCGAATTTATCTATAGTGAATGTAAATTGAGTAAGTTTAGAATCTTCTAGATCAAATATAACATTATCGCTTCTAAACATATCCTTTTGAGGAAGGTTATATTTCAATGGAGATGGATCATAACCCCAATCAGAAGTTATATTAGCTTCGTACTTAACACCAACAAATGTAGGAATATTAAAGTATTTATTATCTACACCTTTGCCATCTGTACTATCATTACCGTTTACAGTGTATACTTGATAACCGATACCATCATCGTCAAAGACTTTAAGTTCAATCTTTTGATGTGCTGGCACATGTCCAATAGTAAACTTAGAAGTTTGTCTAATTGGTTCACTAGCGGTGATAATAGTATAATGGTTAATGATACCAGAAGTGATATTAGCCACACCAGGAGTCCAACCAAAATCACTTTCTACGTCTACAGCAATTCTAGTACCAGCTTTAACTTCAAATGTTTCGGTATGAGTAGCCAATACATTATCGGGATTTTCTGGATCGAATTCATATACTGTAATTGTAGTATGGTGTGGTGGTCTAATAACTACACGATAGTTAGTAGAAACAGCAGGAGTTGCTGTAATAGTAAGATCTTTTACTATAATACCTTTATTATAAGAAGGATAACCTGCTTTATATCCATCATCTGGAATAATTTCTACTTCGAATTCATCACCATATTTGGCAAAGAAGTCTTCAGTATAATATTCTCCATTATGAAGAACTCTGATAGTTTGGTTTTGTGTTTGCTGAATATGTACAACAAACTCTTGGTCAAACTTAGGATCTGTATTTGTACTTGTGGATTTGATAGTTAGTCTATCATAGACAGGAATCTTTTCATACTTAGAAGTATGAATAGCAGATTCATAAGTCACATTCATATCGATATCAAAATACTCAACCTTATTAAGGTTTACAGTTATTTCGATATCATCGATAGGACGGATAAAGTTAATCCGAGGATCATTATTACTAAATTGAATAAAATCACCTTTAGAAATCATAGAAATCTTATAAGATTTAAAGAAGTTTATGATAGTAAAAGCATAATCCATCAATGAAGTTTCAGATGCACCGGGGAATCTATCGAAGATATGATGGAATTCATAACCGCCAAAGTAGTTTTCTAATAGATATGCTACGTTAGATACAGTTTCTGCAATCTTTTCTTTACGAGTACTTCTATCGGTAATAGAAGCAATGCGTTTGATACTATTATAAAGAACAGTATCTTTATCTTTCAAGAAATCAGTAAACGTGGTAGCAGTATGTCCATCAGATTTCTTGAAGTAAGTAAGATTGAACTCAGTAATCATCATAGAATCATATAGATCTTTCCAGATCTTATAATATCTATACTTAGTAGCATGACCCATACCATAAGTAATTGTATCATAAACCTTTTTATTGGTTTTATATTGAGTAGTGAACTCTTCTATAGATTTTAATCTTTTCTCTGGGATAAAGAAATCCCATACTGGATACATATCTAAAGTTTGTCTAGCTTTAAGAATTTCTTTCTTAAGAGCAGGTAAATCAGCGTGCATATTAAAGCCTTTGATATACATGATCTTAGATGGAGTATCCATAATCTTATCTTCTGTATCTTGATCAAGATAAGCTAAAGCTGTGAGATAAGAGAATACATGACCAATCTTAAATTCTTTTGCTGTAGAAATATTAGGAAGAGCAACAGTTAAGTCTTCTTCTGCAGGAAAATCATCAAATAATAGGTTATAGAAATAAGCTATTTGGAATGACATATCCGCAATATCCATCAAGTAGTTAATAGCAAAGTATTTAGTACGAGCATAGTTAAACTTCTTCTTAAGAATTTGATGTTTAACTTTCTCATGTGCTGTAACCAAATCATCTTCAGCACCTACACCATCCCAGAATACATCTTCTAATGTCATTAAGTCATAAGGTTTGATATTAGACTTAGCCATAATATCATCTACGAAGTATTCTCTATCTAGAGGAACACCGACGAATTTCAAATCGAAGTTCTTATCTACATCTTCTTCAGAAGATTCAAAGATATAATAAGGATCATCTATATAAATGAATGTAAATGTAAGATTAGGATACTTCAATACATCATTAGGGTTCTTGAATGATAAGTTACCATTTACTATTTCATATAGACTTGGGTCTATAACTACACCATTGGAACTTACATACCATTTCCAGTTATTTTGAATAAAGTTTTCAAATGGAACCGGAATTTTGATTTGTAAATCATTATCAACAGCATCTTCTGTAGTAATAGTTTTATTCTCAATAATAACTCGATTAGCTGCATTTAGCAAATACTTATTATTGAAGAAATAGATAATGGAGAGAGTTTCACCTTTCTTAAAGTTTCTACCTTTAATAGAAACACTTGTATCTGTAAATTTAATATTATTTGGATTTACAATACGAGTTCTATGAGAAACCATAGCACCTTGTAAAGTTGCAAAGTAAGGTGAGAATGGTACATTGATACCAAAGTCAGTTTGACCATCGCTGGATACTTCAATTAATTCTTCTGTAACTTTAATAGCTTCAGAAGATTCAATACCATAAAGATATGAGATATTGATAGTGGTACCAACGTCTGTAATAAGGTTTTTATCTTTAATAGTAAGAGTAGCTGTTTGTTCATTGATAGTATATTGATTAGGTTCTAGGAACTTACCATATATATCGACAATTACTTTACCATTCTTAGCAGTAAACCCATCAACTGGGAATTTAAGATTAGGATAAACAGTTTGATCTTTAGCACCAACTTCTAATCGTTGAGTACTCATAGAAATATTAGTAGCTTCAATACCAGCTGGACCGTATCTGTAAATAACTTCTACTTTATCTGTCTTTCTAGCACCAATAGCTCTAGAATTAAATGATAAAGTATTGTTATAAGCTTGATACCAATCTTGCTCTAACCACTTATCATTGATCTTAACGAAGACTTTATATCCAGTACGGAAATAGTTTTCGATAGGTGGATGAAGTTTAAATTCAATTTGTCTATCTTCATTATGCTCAAGAACTTCTACATGAGTTTTTAATGTAATATCAGAATATACTGCAGCTTCAGCATAAATGAAGTTAAATGTAAGATTAACGCCGTATTGTACAGCATCAGTATCATTTAACTGAATAGTATTCGTATTAACGAACGTATATCTGCTAGGAGAAATAAAAGTACCATTATGAGTTAAGAAGAAACCATTACCATTTGCACAGTAGTTAGTAAATGGTTCAGGTACTTTAAAGATCTTTCTATCATAATCTTCAGATAATACATCAACTCTAGAGAATTTAGTATTAGAATAATTA